CTATGGCTTTTTGCGCTTCGTATTCCTTTATTGCCTGCTCTCTAATACCTGATGCGATTCCGTCAATAATGCCTTTGAATACTTCCATATCCCCTTTAGACTGAATAAATCCTGCGTTACAAAACATTTCTAATGCTTTGCTCATTGATTCATTCGCTTTTACAGTTTCAATAAAATCTCCAAAATCTTCCCTTAATTCTTGTGCAAGTTCTGCATCTGCTTTTTGCGCTCTTTCTTGGGTTTCCTTTTCATACTGCGATTTAAGGTTATTCTGCATCTGCAATTTTGCGACTGCGATATTTTCTAAAACATCAGAAGGATAATATCTTTTTGCTTCGTTCAAATATCTCAAATCGCCTGTTTGACGGTATGCGTTCAAGTATTGTTGTACTTGTATTTGGTTGTCGGGTTCTACATAGTAATTCAAGCCGTTAATAAACTCGTCAAGTTCTGCCTGTGCAACTTGTTGAGCGATTCTTTGGTCGTTTACTGTGTTATAACCTTGTTCTCTTGCTCGTTCAAGTTGTCTTGCTTCCTGTTGTTGTTGTTTCTTTAACAACTCGTCATACTTTGCCTTAATCTGCAAGTTTTGAGTTAAGGTCTTTTGTGCTTCCTGATAACCTTTTTCAAGTTCTTCAATGCTTTTGTACTTGCCTGCATAAAGTTTTTCCGTTTCCGGGGCTGTTCCGCCCTCGCCTTGCGTTTCTTGTGTTTCTGTTTCAGCCGTTTGTGTATCGTCTGTAACTTCAACCTCTGCCGTTTCCGATACTTCGGGAGTTTCGGTTGATGTGGTTACGTCAGATGTTTCAACGGGTGTTGAAATTTCTGTTTCGTCTGCCATAAATGCTCCTTATTTTTTCTGTACTACTTCGGGTAAGTCTTTGAGGTCTTGTATTAACCTACACATACCCTTTATCTCTATGGCATCAAGGTTTTTTGTTGCATAATCCGTCACTTTGTCCTGCAAAAAAGCAAGCAAAGATTTCCCAACTTCTCGTTGGAGTATTTCGTTACGAATAGCAAGTAAATCTTCTCTTTCTGCCATAATTTCACTATGACAGATTGAAAATCGGGCAATTTTGTAGTATAATAAACACGGATCTACTTTACGAAGGCATTAAAAAAAGCACCCTCAATATGAGAGTGCTTTAATGTTCTAAATCCACTTTCTGCGATTGCGTTTATTAGAACAATTTAATCAAAATTTTCAACTAAATTTCCGTCTTTATCATAAAGTTTTTTAATTTTTACCTGTTCAGATTTGAACGGGATGTATGATTCCCCACGCAATCTTAACGGCGCATTAAATGCACCTCCACCTGTTCCACCCTCATCAACTATCAAAGAATCATATTCAGGGTGTTTATTTTGTAACCATTCCATTAAATCTTCTGCTTCCATCCAATCTGGCAAACCTCTTTCAGATAATTCTGGGGAGTAATACGCTTGATATTCTTTATTAAAAATATCTCTTGCGACAGGATTTCTTGTATCAAAAGTGTTATTAAAATCTAAATTTACTTCGTATGTACCGGGATTATTAGCCGTCTTTTTAATTCCTAAAGCACTTGCTGACGGGTGCATATACCCTTTTGAATATTCAATATCTTTTGTAAAGTATGAACCCGGGTTAAAATCCGTAAACCCGGCATTTGGTGTACTATGATAAAAACTTATAGGATTCCCGCTTTCATCTGCTAATATGTCAAACATCCCCTCTGCTGTTTCTGCGCTTGGTCTTAAGCCCTGCCTTGCAAGTCTTAAATTTGTGATTGCATTATCAAAAAGCATTCTTTCACCTACTGCCGGGAGTTGTGAAAAGTCCGTTATAAAGTCAGGGTCGCCTTTTAATCCGCTTACATAATCATCAAAGTAATTAGCGAATTTTGTTTCATCGCCGTTTAATACTTTACCTAAACCTATACCGTCATTTTTAAATAGGTTATTATAAGCAAGTCGTTTGCCTATTTGTCCTGTTCCTAAACCTATTGCCCCGCCTGTACCTAATCCTATACCACCCTCAATTAAACCTTGAGTAAGCGGGTTTACATCTTCTTGTACTAATCCCGTACCGAAACCGTGTGCAGCCCCGCCTAAACCACCGCCTAATAATCCTTGGGTAGTTTGCAAGGCAATTTTCTTACCTAATAACGGTCTTAATATCTGTACTCCCGCCTTTGTTGCAGTTGCACCACCACCGCCGATAGCAGCAGAACCAATATCAACAATACCCTGTCCTATATTAGCGTTTCTTACATCTGTAAAATCTCTGTTTGCTCTTGCTTGGTCGTATTGATTACGTAAATTGCTATAATTTATTAAGTCCTCTTTGTTATATAATCCACTTTTATAATTCGCGTTTATTTCATCAAAGGTTGGTATATCGTCATCACTATATTTATTAAGCAAGTCCTCATCTTCTTGGCTGCCTAAAAACCAATTTTCTACCTTTTTAGGAAGTAAAGCCCTCCCGATATTTCTTGCCAAAGGTCTTTTTACGGGGTTGTTTGATATATAGCCCTGTAATAATAGCGGTTGTTCTTCTTCGGGCATTGGTAATTGTATCAAGGGTAAATCAGCCATTTATCGCCTCCTGCATCATTTCATTTTCTGCCTGTTGCCTTGCTTGGTCGCGGTACATTTGCATCTGTACTTGGTTTTGTGCCTGTTGTTGCATCTGCCGTTGTTGCTGTTGCTGTTGATATTGTTGTGTCATTTGTCCTAAATACTGCTGCAACATTTGAACCGCTTGCCCTTGTAATTCAGGCGGTATCTGTTTTATTTCTTGTGCGAATTTATCGGCAGGAGTATCATCTGCAAAGAATTTATCAGGATTATCAAAGCCCAACATCTCGAATCCTGTTGTGTATGTTTCTTTCCAGTCAAACATATTGAATAATTGAGCGTTTTGTCCTGCTGCCTGCATCATATTGAATACTTGGTCAAATTTCTGTTTACGGTTTTCAATAGCGTTTCTGTCCTCGTAAATGTATTCATATTGTGCCTGTCTTATTGCGTTTGTTATCTGATACTCAACATCTTTGCCCTGTTCCTTTGTATAAACATAATCTGTACCGTCTTTGAACATAGCAAGTAATTCAGCCACATTCTCAATCATCGGAATAGTTAAGTCTTGGTTGATAATATCTAATTCTTTTGATGTTTGTGCGCTTGCGCCTTTATCAACCAAACTTAATTCTGTTGCTGTTCTTTTAGTGTCTGTTACGTTACCGTACATAAAGTTAGATACACTTGTTAAGTCGCTTATTTTCTGTTCTGAAAAACTTATTAAATCGCTTATCCCCTCTCCTGATAATGTGACAGGTGTAGGTAACTGACCGCTAAAATCATTTTTAAACTCTAAAACTTTACCCGGTGCTATTGGTACGCTTCCGTCTTTATTTGTATTGTTTTCATCGAATAAACCTTCCGGAGCCCAAACAGGCGGATTCGCTCTTAACTTTTGAACATCCATAGCGGTATTAGCCAAGCGTTCTTGTTCTCTTGCTAAAGATAATGCACATTTAAGCGGTGAAATACCACGTTTTGTAAGCGGGTCAGTTTCCAAAGTGCAATAAATAAACGGATTGATAAATAACGGATTTTCTTCAAATCTTATAAGATATTCACCTGCTAAAACTTCTGCGATATAGTTTTTATACAGTTTACCGTTTATTTTAAAATCCCCGTGGCAGTACAATATTGCTAACTGTCCGCCAAATTCGTTTTTATCTCTTAATTCCACAAGTTCCTTATTTTCTGCGGTTTTTTCTTGCGATTCTTTGTTTTCAAATCGTTCTATTATTTCAGGTGTTATGTCGTAAACCTTGTTATTTCTGATATTTTCAAAAGTATCAAAGCGTTTGTATATCTTCCATAAACTATCCCAACGTTTTTTATCGCCTTTTATGTATTTTGAGTGGTCAAATACAAACATAAACGGAGATACTTCCTCAACCCTTGCGTTTTCATAGTAAGGGATCTCTACATTCTGCATTTTTTCAGACATTGTGTAACCTGAACCCATAGCATTTCGGAGTACATTCATTACAACAAAACCAACATCTTTTCTTTGCCTTTTTACAACTTTCTTTCTTTGTTCCCAGTCAGTTTTGAATATCATTTCGCCTATATCAAATAAATCATCTGCGACTTTATCATACTGTCTTTGTACTTCCATTTTGTTAAGAGAATCAACGATAGCGGCTTTTTGTTGTTTTGCTGTTTCTTCCGTTTCTTCGTTTGTTCCCTTAACATCGAACATCTGTTCTGAATTAGACCACATTTCAGACCATAACTGTGCCTTGCGTGTACGCTTGATATTATACAAAGCGTTTAGTTTTACATCTGATTTCCATTCTAATTCTTTTTTCTGTTCTTTTTTGCTTTGGTGCAGATAGACCTCATCCATAATTGAGCGCGCTGTGTCTATCTGCTCGTTTCGGTCATCATCCCATAGTTTAAATTTCCCTGCTATGTCTTTTGCAAGTTGTGATTTTCTCTCATCTGATAAATTCCCTAAATTCTCGATGGTTTCGTTTACTATTTCCATAAAATATCTCCATAATGCTTTTATTTACATTATGAGAGTTCTAA